GCCGTCTCCAAGTGAGCGGCATTTGGTCAGTCGGATCTCAAGTTCAGATGCGTAGTTGTTCGGGTCATATTCCTGCGTGATAGTTTGCGCAGAGCTGACCCATTCCTTCCCGTTCCAGTACATCGTGCTGTTGCCGACGGTATAGCTGAGCTGGTACTTTATGTAAGTCAGGCCGCCGTTCAACTCCAACGGTTTCCAGCCGGCCCAGGGGCCTGGCCAGTTGTTGGTGTTCATGATTGTGATAGGCGTGCCTGCAAATACCAACTTTATGGTCACATCAGATGTGTGGCAGAGGCAGGACAAAGACTGGGAGCGATGGACGTCCGTTGTTGCCTGGAGCCAGCTATTTGCTGCCAGGAGAGCATAACCATCCACGAGCTCTTTATATTTCCAGTTGGTGAGCCAGTTGTTGTACGGGACCAATAGGTCGCTGGCATTTTCCCATACCGTAGACCCTGGATTTGATATGGGGGTGTAGTAGGCCTCCACGTGGAAGTTCCTGTCGCGGACCCAATCAGTGGGGTCTCCGCCCACGCTCTCAAACGAGAATTTGTATATCTCGGAGGAGTTGTAGCCCAAGCCCTGCGTCAAGGGCTCATAGACTTCCTCGTTGGGGTCGTAGTTGTGAGTCTCACTGATGCTTTTTGCGGCCGGCACCAGCTCGGCATCTCCACTGTAGAACTCCATGACCGGCATAGAGGCCTGGCCAGAGGGATCATCGTGGCCCATGTTGGGCAGGTAGCGCAGCGAGGCGATGGTAAAGGTGTTATTGTCCGTAAAGCGCAGAGTAAGACCGGCCGAGTCAAGGACACCGCTCAAGGCATCCTCCCAGCTCTTTCCCTTGTATAGCTCCTCACTGATGTAGGCATCCCTGAGCAACGTGCTGCCGCCTTGGAGCTCTCCAGTGTTCTCTCCATCTCCGAGCCACTGGAGAGTCATGGGGAAGGAGATGACGCTCATGGCCCCGTTGACTATGTCTTCGATAGACATGAGGCCGGAGGCAGTGCCGACACCATTCGGGTCAAACTCGAAGTCCTGCAGGTGACCGATGTTGTCACGGGCTACGATGGTGATGGCCCCGCCGTAGTCCAGGCTCTCTCGCCAGCTATCCGGTGTAATGTAGCCGGACCAGCGGGTTGTCCAGTTGCTGTCTGATGCTGCGGCTTTGGTCTTCAGGACGACCTTGTAGAGGGTGTCGTCGGAGGTGTAGAACTCCTGCCAGCCGCCATACTTGACGCCGTCCGCCGTGGCCTGGTTGGTCTCCACCATAGAGAGCCGCAGTTGGGTCTTTACGATGGGGACGATGACGTCGTCCCGGGAGCCCTGGAGCTCCAGAAGGAGGCCGCAGATGTTCCCTATTTCCAGGACATCATAGGAGACCGAAGACTCGTCCCGTACATAAATTTCAACGCGGGAGCAGTGCCCGCGGTAGTTCTGGATCTCTCCAAAGTATTTCAGATTGTAGACGCTCATCGGTTCCAGCTGTTAAGGGTTTTTTGTCCTGACAGGACGATGTCGGAGCCGCGGATGGTGCCCTTGACGTTAACGGTCAGCTCGGTCTCTATCATCTGCGTCCCGCCATAGGAGCCGGCACCATTGTAGGTGCTGGCCGTAGTGGACCGGCCGCCGGAGTTAGCCAAGGCCTGGAGGCCGGACTTGGCTGCTGCGCCGATAGCAATGAGAGCTGCGCCAGCTGCTATAGCGGCATAACCGTTGAGGCTCTCCAAAGCTGCCTTGCAGGCCTCCACACCGATGCCCTCGGCCATGAGGATTTCGCCCTCCTTGATGGCCATGTCAGCCAGTGGGGTGAGCAGCGCCTGGACGACGCGGCCGGGGTTGATTTCCTCCAGCCCCATGAACTGGTCCGCCAACTCCTGGAAGGCGTCGGAGAGACCGGCCACGATGACGCTCTTGAACTCATCCACCAGCTCCTGGGCCCGCTCCATCTGAGCGAGGACTGCGTCGATGCTCTGCTGGATTTCCTCATCCACGTCACTCATGTCGATGTCCTCGATGTCGATTTCAAGGTCTACAGTCTTAAGGTCGGGGATATTAACGTCCAGCAGCTTCTTGACATTCTTGGTGTATTCGTCCCAGAGGGCAGTTGTGTCAAGCCCATACTGCTCCAAAAGAGCTTTCTCAGCGTTGTATTTCTCGGTCAGCAGCTGGAGTTCACTCTTGGCAGAGTCCTCAGCACGGCGAAGGATCTTCTGCGCCTGCTCGAGTTCTCTATCTGCCTGTTCACCTACGCCGGAGCCGTTTGTGGACTGAGCCCGGAGAGAGTTTATCTGCGTCTGGATCCTGAGCGTCTCGCTGGAGTACTTGGCCTGCTGCTGGTAGTAGGCGGTGACGGCCTGCTCGACCTTTTCGCGGTCTTTGTCGCCCATCTTCTGGACGTAGCCATACGCAAGGCGAGCATAGTCAGCCTTCCCGTTATTGGCGGCGTTGCGCAGGTAGGCCTGGCCCTTGCCAGAGTCCAGACCTCCGAAAGTCTTGCCCACTTTCTTGGCGGCCTCCTGGTACTGCTCGCCTTCCTTGGTGCCCAGCCACTTGAAGAAGTCAGCGTATTTCTTGCGCATGGCGGCCAGCTCTTTGTCCGTGCGGCCTTCCATGACAACGCCCATGCGTTGCATGTAGTAGTCCAGAGTCGTGTCCTTCACTCGCTCCAGACCTCGGCCGGGATTCTCCTCCAGCTTACGGTAAATCTCCAGCAGCTCCTCACCCTTCGCGATGCGTTCGTCATCAGAGAGAGTCTGATCACGGAGCGCTATCTTGAGCTCGTTGATATGCTGCAGCTGCTCGGCCAGGGCAATGTTGTAAGCCGTGCCAATCTCTCCCATGGCATCCATGGCATCGTAGAGGTCACGGGCCAACCGGTTAGCTTCGGAAAGGTTGGAGACGATGTTGGAGAAGTCCATGGACGCGATGGAGGTCTTCATCGTGTCCCACATGGCGGAGAGACTGGCGCCGGTCTTCCGGATCTCATCGCCCAGCGTCTGGTTCTGCTTGGCCAGATCCTTGAGGGCGGAAACCACGCCGACTACGGCAGCCGCCACGGCAGCAAAGGCTATCTTGCCCTTTGCCCCTATGTTTTTGAGGCTATCAACAAAGGACGAGCTTTCCCTTTTGGCATCTTTCATGCCTTTGGAAAACTCATCCTTTTTCAGTCCAAGTCGGACGAAGAGATCACCTATTTTGCTCATTTGTCTGTTCGGGTTTCGGGGCCTGCGAGGCCTCAAATTCTTTCATGATTCGATTGAGTTCGGCCTCCTGCTCAGGCGTTATCCGGAACTGCTTGGCCTTTTCGGCGAGCTCCTCGGGCTCTGGCTGCTCCCAGGGGAACCGGCAGAAGGACTGCGGAGTCTTTGGCTTGTTCGCCGGCTTGATGTGCGGGGACAGGAGCATCTCCTGCCACATCATCCATCTCGCAAGCGCCCAGCGCTCCTGACTCTCTACGTCCTTCCCCTTGACCCGGAGCCGGTATTCGTGATAGCTGGTACGGGCGGCCTGGTCTTCAGTGAGACCACATCGGCCTACGAGAAACGCCTCAATAGCCGGCCAATCCAGGCAAATGCTTTTTTTTTACCTTCTGGAGCCTCAGAAGTGCCGCTATTTTCGCTTTTCTCCTTCTGGCTGACTAATTCCTTGGCCGTCTTCCCGGTGAGCGCCTGGACGGCAAAATCGACGTCATGGGCGAAGGCCTTGGGGACGGCCGCTGCATACTCGTGGAAGTCTCCCCGGGTATAGGGGAAGTCGGCCGCTGTTCCTTTGCCATCCAGCTCCCAAGCGTTTATGGCCGCCAGGTAGTAGATGTCTGCATAGGTCTCCAGGATGCTGCCGAGATTGCTGGTGTCCGTCTCCAGAGCGAGGCCCTTCTCGTCCTTGTAGCTGAAAAGGTGCGGAGTGAACAGTGTCTCCACTTCCACTCCGTCCTTCAGCTGGATTTTCCGTCTCAGGCTTCTCATGGGTCGTTAGCTAAGAGACGGGTAGTGAGTCACGGCGCCAGTTGCAGTCAGGCTGATGGTACGGCTGGCCACGGAGCCGGTCTCGTTGGTGTCGCTCACAGCAGTCACGATGGCGGTGAAGACATCGCCCTCAGAGGCTGCGTTGTTGTCGAGCACACCGATGAAGACTCGGACGGTGGCGCCGGTGTGCAGGGCCTTGATGCAGTTGTACTGCGGGCCTGCAGAGGTGTCATCCGTGTAGACGGTGATCTCAGCGGTGGCGCCTTTCTTGCCGGTGATGAACTGGGCCCACTCGGTGCTCTTGTCAGAGACCTCTATAGCCTCAGCGGTCCGGTTGAACGAGTTGCTCTGCTCACCGGAGAGCCAGGTGGTCGGCGTGCCGGAGCTGCCGAGCGTGATGTATGCCTTGCGGCTGTTGCCAAGTTGTGCCATGGTGCGTCGGGATTAGGAGATTGCAGGAGTGTGGGTGATGGCGCCGGTAGCGGTGAGGCTCATGGTACGGGATGCCACGGAGCCGTTCTCGTTGGTATCGCTGATAGCGGTGATGACGGCCTCAAAGACATCGCCCTGGGAGGGCGCGGGATTTGTGCCGGTGGTGAGGGTGCCGATGAACACCTTGACCTTGGAGCCGTTGTGCAGGGCCTGGAGGGCCACATGCTGCTGGCCGGTATCGGAGTCATCCGTGTAGACCGTGACCTCGGCGGTGGCGCCACGCTTGCCGGAGAGGAACTGAGCCCACTCGGTGCTCTTGTCGCTGATCTCGATGGCCTCGGCAGTCCTGTTGAAGGAGTTGGTCTGCTCACCCGCCAGCCAAGTGTAGGTGAGAGTCGAAGTGCCGGTTACGATGTAGACGCGGCGGGAATTTCCAAGTACTGACATGGTCTATCTGGGTTTAGTTGTTTTCTTGCTCAGGGGCCGGCTCTGCAGGGGCCGGCGGTGTGGGGTCCGTGTCCGTCTTTGTCTTCTCCAGGAAGACGGCCACCTCCTGCAGTAGGCGGTAGACGATCTTATTGGTGTCGCTGCTCTCCGTGAGGTCCTGCAGCTGAGTAGGGACGATGCCCATGCAGGTCCATCCTTCCAGCTCCAGTTCCGTCTCGGTGAGCAGCTTGAGGTTGTCCTCGTTCATGGTGACCGCGTCGCCCAGGCTCTTGTTGCTCATGGACTCCACAGTCAGGTTGATCTGGCGGATGGCTCCGTCCTTGTCCAGACGCTCACCTTCGCGGATTGAGTGGATCTCCACCCTGGGCAGCTTGGACGTCTTGCCGACGGTCACACCGCTGCGGGAGAGGCGGGCCACCAGGGCGTTGTAGATCGTCCTGTAGCCGCTGACCTCATAGCGGGGGTAGCGCCGAAACAATTTGGACAAAATGCTCATCTCGTTACATCGTTAATCGCGCCACGGATGGCGTCGATGATCTTGCTCTTGTTCTTTTCGACGGCCGGTGCAAAGAAGGGGTGAGGCTCAGTGCCCTCAGCCGCTATCTTGATGGCCATCGCCCATCCTGCCTGCCGGGCTGCTTTCCGGTCATGCAGCTGGAATTTCTTGTAGGCCCACTGGGCCAGCTCGTCGGGTGGAGGCATCTTGCCTGCCCGTCTTCCGTATTCGACAAAGTAAGCATAGCCGCTCTGCCGGTTCTCAGTGTCAAAGAAGCCCACGTCCAGGTTGAACTCGTCCACCTTCTGGACCTTGCCACTCTGGCGGAGGAGGCCCGTCACCACGGAGCCTATGGTCCGGAGGTTCTCCTGGGCGTCCGCTATGATCTCGAGGCCGGCCTTCTGGAGGCCTCGCATGGCCGCTGCCCGCTGGATCTCCTTCTCCGCTTTGTCGAAGTTTCGGAGGAGCTTGTCCAGGCCCTCCACTGCGAGGGGCCCTGCCATCAGATCACCTCCGTCGGCTCGGGCTCAGGATCCACCTGGTAGGGGTTGTCCTTCTGGTACCAGCCGCTGATGCGCAGGTACCTGCCGCGGTTGTCCACGTCTTCCGGCGTGGGGAAGTGGATGTGGTGGCCCCTCCAGGTGATGCCGTCAAACTCGACGTCCGGCTTCCGCATTTCGATGTCGATGCCCACGACGTCAGCCTGCTGGAAGGTCAGCATGGTCTTCGTGGCGGACATCTGGCGGACCTGAGCATAGACCTCCAGCACGGCCTGGGGCTCACCAATGGAAGCGTGGCTCATCGAGTCAACGGTGGCCACGGTCCTGGTGAGCGTTATCCGGTCATTGAACCGGCGGGCGTTCTGGGGGTCTCGTCTCATCGCATTCCATGGGTTTGTCTCAGGATGGCGTTCTGGACGCTGGCGTCCTCACCGTCATAGATGGCCGTGGCCAGCTGCCAGATGAGCGGCTGGAGCTTCTCGGCCTCCGGGATGATGACCTCGTTCTCGTACACCACCTTCAGGGAGTCAGACCAGCCCAGCATCCGCAGGCGGTCTCCCTCCTGGACGTAGCCGGCGTTGAGGCCGTCCTGGTCCTTGCAGGAGACCACGATCTTGCCGCCCTGGTAGAGCCTCACTACGTCCCCGGCCTTCACCTCCGTGACGGTCAGCTCCAGGGTGCTGGGCAGGATGGCCACGTCAGAGCTCTCCTGGACTGCGAGCATCGCACGCTTGAGCATCTTCAGCAGGATGCCGTCCCTGCTGTCGTCGGGGACGGAAGCGTACTGCTTGAACTGCTCGAGGTGGTCGGCCAGCGGGTCGTTGCACTGAAGGATTCGGACCTGGATCATGGGGGCGAGGGTTTAAGGGAAAAAAGGGAGCCGGCGGGTGCTAACCGGCTCCCGGGCGAAGGAGGAAAGGGGCGAGGATTACTCCTCGGGGGCGAGGGCGGTGATGGCGGTGGCGACGCTCTCCACGTAGATGAGGCCCTTCTTGTTGGGAGTCGGGACTTTGACCTGCGCGGCCTTGCGGAAGAACACGTCGTAGGCGTCGTAGGCGCCGTTGCGGATGAACTCCAGCTCGTAGCTGTTGCCAGCGTAGATCTCCACGGCGTTGGTGTCGGCCACCAGGATCTCACCGGAGGCGAGGTTGGCGGACGGGAAGATGCGGATGCCGCTCAGCATGCCGCTGATCTTGTCGTAGAGGTAGTTGCCGTTGTCGTCCTTGATGGACTTGATGGTCCGCAGGATGGCCCAGGTGACGAAGGCCACGTTGGCGTGGAAGCCTTCCTTGGCGATCTGGTCGACGGCGTCGAAGATGACGTCGGCGGCGTTGGCGTCGGCCACCGCGTGGGAGGCGAGGGCGGAGAAGGCCGTGGCCTGGCTCTTGAGGCCGTAGATCTTCTTCTGGGTGGTGGCGTTGGTGTCAGCGCCGGCACCGTTGTAGATCTCGTACTCGAGCTTGGCCTCGACCATGCGGACGCCTTCGTTCACGCAGTAGTTGTAGAGCTGCTCGAACCAGTCCTCGAACTCGGTCGAGATCTGCATCTTGGTGGCCAGCTTGCCGAAGGCGCGGCTCTTCTCGGAGAAGGACACGTCGGACAGGTTGGTGTTCTGGGCGAGCTCCGTGACGTAGTCGACGGTGGGCTGGTTGGTGGACTCGATCCATCCGAGCTTGTTGGCGGTCCGAGGACGGATGCCGAAGGCGAGGATGAACACGTTGGCGGCCGGGACCGCGGCATAGATGGTCGGGTCGGCCATCACGCTCAGGCGGTTGTTCGGGTCGACGTTGCCGGTGCCGATGGCGGCGGCGGACTTGAGCTCGAGGACGGCCTCGAACTTTTCGGCCTTGGAGTTGAGGGCCTTCTCGATGTCGGCCTTCTTCTCCATGAGGGCGGCGCGGAAGGCGGTCTTGAAGTCCTGGCTCTTGACGGACTCCAGAGCTTTCTTCAGCTCCTTGATGGATGCGGCCTGCTCCTTGACGGACGCATCGAGGTTGTCGATGTTCGTCTGGGCGGTCTTGAGCTCGGCGACCTTGCTGGCGAGCTCGTTCTTGGCGGCTTCCGCTTCGGCCTTGGCGGCGGCGGCTTCAGCCTTGGCGGCCTGAGCCTCGGCCTTCGCCTGCTCAGCGCTCTGGCGGATCTCCTCCGCCTTCTTTTCGAATTCAGTCATGGCTGGATTGGGTTTTGGGTTGTTGTCTGGGTTATAAGCTGGCGAGCACTCGCCTCGCAAATTCATTGTCGACTGCGGTCTTCAGAGCCTGGAAGTCCTCCGAGCTCATCGTCTGCAGGGCGCCGGCCATCTCGTGGTCGCTCTTCGCGTCCAGGAGGACGGCCTTGGGGTTCGCGGCCCGGGTGACCGGGGAGACCTCCACGATGGTGATGGCCTCCAGGACCCGGATCTCGTACTCGTAGCCGTCCATCTTCTCGTAGCGGTACTGGTCCGCGTAGTAGCCGATGGAGAACTCATCGATGGCGCCGGCCTTGATGAGCTTCTGCACGTCCACGCCGGTGGTGGTGTCGAGGATGTCAGCCTCGAACCACATGCCGATGGCGTCCACGCCCTTGTCGGTGATGACGCCGATGACCTCGTGGGAGTCGTGCTGGTAGCAGAGCTTCATGCGCTTGGCCTCCTCGGAGGCGAGGAAGGCGTCGCAGGCAGTCGGCTCGATGACGTCGCCCCAGCTGTCCACGTTGCCGAAGACGCAGGCGTAGGCCTTGATGTGGAGGCTCTTTCCGTCCTCGCTGCCGGACTTGATTTCCACCTGGTGGATGTGGGTCTTGTATTGGGTCTCTTTCATGTGGCGAGTTCTTTTGTGCAAAAATACGATACGTCAAGCGGATATGCCCATTTTCAGGTGTGCATTTGGTTGCACGGTCACTTGGGCCTGCGGATGCAGCAGCAGGCGCAGTTGATGATTTCCGAGGCATTGGCTCCGAGGCTGCCGTCGTGCGGGTACATCAGCTGGCCGCCCGGGAGGGTGAACGGCTCGTACTGGTCCACCGTCACGCCATCCATCGCCTCGTGGCTGTCCCGGGTGTTGCCGAGGCCGCTGATGCACCACTGCTTGGTGAAGGCGACGTCCAGCGTTTCGGCAGCCACGTTGCAGGCGTCGGCCATGGCCACCATCGCCTCGGTCTGGGCGATCCGGCGGACCTGCCACTTGGCCAGCTCCTTGTACTTACTGAATATCCGCTTGGTGAGCTTCTCGATGCCGAGAGCGGGCTCGTCATCCATCTCAAAGCGGAGGATGTCGATGAGGGTGTCGCGGAGGGTGCCGGAGACGATGCTGATGTTGCTCCCGGCCCGGTTGACCGCGTAGTCCTGGAGGCTGCCCAGCCAGAGCAGGTCCGCGGTGTCGTCGGAGGCCTTTGCCTGACTGAGGTCGCGGGCCGTGCTCTTGCACATCGGCAGTCCTACATCGTGGTACAGGCCGTCCCACCACTTGGGCAGGTAGCCGGTCTCGTCCAGGGTGATGTCGATGATGCCGGGCCACTGGATGATCGGATAGCCGGAGCAGACGTCCAGCACGCGCTTCACCTCCTTGGACCTCGCCCTCATCAGGCGGGCCTCATAGACGGCGCCGACCTTCAGGCTCTTCCGTCGAAGATAGTCCTGATGCCGGCGCTCTGCTGGAGATATGCGGTGCTTATTCGCCATCCGTCTCGTCTATGTCGTAGGTCTCGTTGCCGAATTGGATGCCCAGGGGGACCATTGGCTCGTCGGCGTAGGGCTCCTCGATGCGGTCGAAGCCGTTGGCCGTCCGGAGCTCGTTCAGGGAGCCGTGCATCTTGGTGATGCGGTCGAGCGTCTCCGTCGGGGTCTCCTGGAGCGCCGGGATCTCGTCGCGGTTCACGACCAGCTCGAACTCCTCGTCCAGGCCGACGTAGTTCAGCAGATCCGCGCCGAACTCCTCCGCCATCGGGATGGCCTGCTGCTCGTAGATGGCCTTCTTGGCCTCCTTGGCGTTCTCGTACTTGGACTGGCCGTAGTAGAGGTCCACAGGGATGTGGTAGACGAAGCAGAGGGCCGTGACGGCCTCCTTGTGGGAGTCGAGGATGGAGAGGTCCACCGGGGTGCTGCCGATGGCGTGGAACTCGATGGGGGTCCGCAAGGCCTTGAGCTTGTTGAAGCTCTTTTTGCCGTTGATCTCCTTCTCCACGTTGTCCGCATCGGAGGCGAGGACGCCGTAGGTCTGGGAGTCAGCCTTCGGGGTGATGATGCCGGCGACGCCGCCGTTGTCCAGGCTGGTGTCCTGACGGCGCATGCCCTTGTCCATGACGGAGAGGTAGACCGCAGCCGCCACGATCTTGGAGGTGCCGAAGTAGGAGGTGTCGTCCAGGTTGTAGCCGAAGGACTGGAAGATATTACCCTCGATTTCGATGGCATCGCCCGGGACGTTGACGAGCTTGATGCCCTCGAAGGGCTTGAGCAGCCCGCCCTCCTTGACGCTGACCTTGTGACCCGGCAGGACGTACATCCCGATCTTCGGGTCGATCTGGCGGTCCTTGCCCTGGGTGAGCGGCGCGTAGACCTCCGCGTCATCGAACAGGAGGCGGTTGACCGCCCAGGCCTTGCCGAAGCGCTTGAGGTTGTAGCGGTCGTTGGGCTTGCGGAGACGGTCCAGCAGCCAGTGCTTGTCGATGTACTCAAAGGTGCCGTCCGGGTTGACCCGCCGGAGCTCCAGGTATTTCATGACCTCGCCCACGTTGTCGGCGATGTAGTCGATGACGCCGTTCACGGGGGCGCAGGTCTCGTATGCCCGCTTGATCTGCTCGCGGTTCAGCACTGCCATTTCCGGCAGCTTGATGCCCTTCATCTGGGCGGCGATCTTCCGGAGGTACTCGTTCTCGGCGTTGTCGCCGTCGTAGAAGCCCTTGATCTGCTCGGCCTCCTGGACCTTCTCGGTCATCTGCAGGTATGTCTTGTTGGAGAGGATTTTCATACTCGCGTCGTTTTGCGCAAAGTTACAAGCCGTTATGAAGAGTTCCGCCTTACTGACCGCGCATTTGGTTGCTCACTCCCATCCGGTGCAGGTGGGTGAAGGCGCCGTAGTTGGCCGCGTCCATCGCATGGTCGTTGCCGTCCTGGGGCTCGTCGGTGAAGACGGACTGGTCCTGCTTGCTGGGCTTCCAGCTGTAGGTGGTGACCTCGGCGCCGATGTGCTTGCCGACATAGCGGACGCGGAAGCCCTGCAGCCATCCGATGCGGCCGCTCTTGTCCCTGTTGATGCCAGGGACCGCCGCGATGCCGTAGATCTTCCGGAGCTCGGCGATGGAGTCCGGCCGGGCGGGGTCGCAGTAGACCATGCAGTACTGGGGCTCGTACATGACCGGGAACTGCTTGGGCTTCCCCTCCTCGTCCAGGATCAGGCGGCCCGGGTGCTCGGGGTCCGGCCTCGTCTCGTAGTGATGGACGAACTGGGCGCCGTCCTTGATGATCCTGGAGGCGATGTCCCGAGGCAGCAGGCCGGTGTCGTAGCAGACCTCCCAGAGGTAGAGCGTGCCGGTGACCGGCTCGTAGCACATCCGCAGCAGCGCATCAGGGTCGCCGCCGTAGCCCCAGTCGTTGCCCCACCACTGAGGCAGGCCGGTCGGGTACTCTTCCGGCGGGATCTCCTCCCACTGCTGGTAGATGAGGCCCTCCCGCCTGAGCGACCAGCTGCCGTCGTAGAGGTGTTCGTACTTGGCCGGGTCCCGCGCCTTCATGTCGAGCGCCATGTCGATGAAGGAGATGGAGAGGTTCTGCCTGTTGTCCTCCCAGGTGGTGTGGATGTAGGTCACGTTGTCCTTGACGCCGTTGAAGTTGTAGTCCACTCCAGCTGCTGCGAAAAAGCGCCTGTAGATCCAGTGGGAGATGTCGGTCGGGTTGAGGGAGAGGATGACCAGGTTGTCCGCATCCTTCTCACGGATGGACTGGTCGATGGTGTCGAAGACCTCCTCACTCATCAGCTCCTGAGCCTCGTCGAGCACCCAGGCCTTGACGCGGTTGAGGGACTTGAGTCGGGCGACCTGGTTGCCGCTCGACTGCTGCAGGCCTCGGAACCAGATGCTGGCGCCGGTGGCCCGGTTCTGCACGGACTGGCGCTTGACGTAGAAGGCGGACCGGCACTCCCCGAGGTCCATCTTCTCCACGAACTCCGGGATGATGGACACCTCCGCCGCCGTGAGGTTCCAGCGGGTGTAGAGGATGTTGTAGGAGTCGCGGTAGGTGCTGTCCAGCATGGCGCAGGCCAGGGCGAAGGACTTGCCGGATCCTCGGCCTCCCGTCATGACCACATAGCGCGTCTTGGGCGCCCAGAGGGGGCGGTACTTGCTATTGATCCTGTACGCCATTCTCGCCCTCCTCGAAGATCACCCGCGGCCGCAGCACGGTGGCCGTGAGGTCTATGTCCTGGTGCGCGTCATAGCCGCGGGCGCGGCCCTTGTGCTCCAGGTAGAAGCGCACCGCCTTGAAGTTGCCGCGGCGCACGGCGGCGATGAGCCGGTTCTCGGCCTCATCGAGCATGATCTCCTGCGCCTCGCTGCAGGCCTGGTCGAACTCCGGATCCTGCTGGCGCCAGTCGAAGATGGTCCGACGCGGGATGCCGGTCTTCTCGCAGGCGTCCTTCATGATGCCGCCCGCTTTCTTGAAGGCCTCGACGAAGGCGGCCTTGGCCTTCGCCTTCTCGGCCTTATTCAGGTGTCGTTGTTTTGTTGCCATGGTTCAGTTTCTCTTTGATGTAGTACTCGATGCGTGCCTGAGCGTCGCTCTTGAGCGGTCGGGCCTTCAGGGCGCGGAGGACCGTCCGCTTGTCGAGGCCGCAGGCATTCGCAATCTCCAGAGGCGTCTTCCCGGTAGAGCGGATCAGGTCCGCCAGCTGCTGGAGTCGTCTTCCCTCATTGGCCATGAACTCCACCTCCCGGACTGGCACTCCTTCATGCACCCGTGCGTTTGAGGGCGAGTTCGGCGAGCTGCCCTGCACGGTGATGGTGTTGTTCTCGTTCAAGTGTTCCATAGTATGGTGGTTTTTGCAAAGTTACGTCTCATCCTCAGCCGCTTCTGGTTCCATGGTGCGCATTTGGTTGCTCTTGAGTTCCTTGATGCGCCTCAGCAGGGCGGTCTGGCAGTCTCCCTTCCCGCCCAGTGCATCCATGACCCTCTCGTCCATGGTGCCCGTGGCGACGATATGGTAAAGCAGCACCGGCTTGTCCTGCCCCTGGCGGTAGAGGCGGGCATTGGCCTGCTGGTAGAGCTCGAGGTTCCAGGTCGGGGTGTACCAGACGATGGTCCTCCCGCCCTCCTGCATGTTGAGCCCGTAGGCCACGCTGGCCGGGTGGCACAGCAGCAGCCGGATTTCCCGATCGTTCCATTTCTTGAGGATTTCGGGCTCGCCGTTGAACAAAACGGGCTGATAATTTCCAAAATCGGCCAAAATACGCTCTTTCTCGTGCTGGTATTGGTAGAATACCAGCACGGGCTCTTCCGTCGCTTCCAGGATGCTCTGGAGGGCCTCCATCTTGCTGTCCCCGACCTTGTGCCATTCGTGGTCGGAGTCGTACACCGCCCCACCCGTATACTGCAGCAGCTTGTTCGTGAGGGCCGCCGCCGTGACCGCCTCTATCTGGGCCTCGTCGACCTGCATCAGCTGCTCCTTCTCAAAGTCCTGGTAGCCCTTCATCTCGTCATCCGCCAGGGCGATGGTGACGCCTGCCTGGATGAGGTCGGGCATCTCGAGGTAGTCCTCCGCCTGCATGCTCAGGCAGATGTCGCTGATGGCCTCGGTAATCCTCTCCCGGGAGCCGGCCCTCGGGATCCATTCGAAGACGACGTGGCCGTTGTGCTTCCCCGGCCGGAAGTACTGCTGGCGGTACATGCTCAGGGTCCTCCCCAGCCGCTTACCGGAGTCCAGCAGGTTGATCTGCGCCCAGAGGTCCATCAGGCCGTTGGGGGAAGGCGTGCCGGTCAGCAGGACCATCCGCCGGATCTGCGGGGTCATCTTCCGCAGGGACTTGAACCGTCGGCTCTGCGGGTTCTTGAAGCTGGAGGACTCGTCGACCACCACGCTGTCGAAGGGCCAGCACCGCAGGGTGTTGCAGCAGTAGTTCACCAGCCAGGTCACGTTGTCCCGGTTGATGACGTAGACGTCGGCCTCGGCCTCCAGGGCCTTCCGTCTCTGCTTGTCGGTGCCCATCACGATGGAGAGACGCATGTCCCGCAGGTGGTCCCATTTATGGGACTCACCTGTCCAGGTGTTGCGGGCCACGGACTTGGGCGCGATCACCAGGGTCTTGTCGATCTCCATGTAGTCCTCCTTCAGCTGCTGGAGGGCCGTGAGGGTGGCCACGGTCTTCCCCAGACCCATGTCCAGGAAGAGGGCCGTGTAGCGGTTGTGCACCACGAAGTCCGTGGCTCTCCGCTGGTATGCGTGCGGGCGGTAGATCATATTCCCAGTTCCTCCTTCTGGATCCTGCGGGCGATGACGGCCCGGTCTATCATGGCGAGGGCGTATTCCAGGCTCTTCGTGGAGTCGATGACGAACACCTCGAAGCCCAGGGCCCGCAGCTGCTGGTGGCAGAAAGCCTGCAACTTCGTGGGCTTCTTGCCGGTGGTCTTGATCTCCGCGAAGAAGGTCAGGCCGTAGGGCATCAGGACCAGCCGGTCCGGCAGTCCACGGTGCAGCTGGCTCAGCAGCTTGAGGGCCATCCCGCCCCTCTTGCGGATCTCGCTCTGGAATTTCGCCTCCAGTGTCTTTTCGCTTTCCTGGTTCATCTCGGTTTCACTTTCAAATTATGGAACAATACTGACGTGCCTACGCGCATATATGCTATCTGAGGTGCGTTTATGTACGTCTATGTAGGTTTGTTCCGACATAGACCTACATAATGAGCCTAAAATGTTTTTTTGCGAAAAAAATTGTTCCATTGTTCCATTTTTGCCGTAACTAATTGAGC